GTCCATGGGTGCGATTGCTATTGATGCCAACGGCATCTACGAAGTTCTCGACAACAATTAATAGAGGGGGGGAGCTCAGGCTCCCCTAGCTTTCATGCCAGATACAGCAAATACAGCGATCAAAGTATGTTCCCGCGCATCTATCTTAATGGGTGGCTCTCCAATCCTGTCCTTCGTGGACGGGACTGTGGAGGCTGATGTTTGTGACGCAATGTATGAAGACATCTCCCGCGCGGCCCTGACGAACTCTCGTTGGGGCTTCGCAACTAATCAAGCAGTGCTAAGTCGTATAGCCACTGCACCAACTGGTCGTTTCTCTGCTGCTTATCAGCTAGAGGCAGGGACACTTACTGTGTCTGCTGTTACGGTCTACGATTCTCCAATCGTATTCGACACTTACGGAGACAAGGTTTACTGCGATGTTTCCGATACAGAGGAGGTTGTCGCTGACTACATTTTCCGCGCAACCGAAGCTAACTGGGCCCCTTATTTTACTATCGCGGTTGAATATTCTATGGCGGCTGTTCTCGCTACGTCGGTAGCTCGAGATGCTTCGCTGTCACAACTCATGGAGCAGAAGGCTGCGTCACAAATGATGCTAGCCCGTCGTCTGGATTCACAACGCCAGACTACACAGAGGCTCAATACATCTAGGTTCATTGCTCAAAGGCGCAGTTAATGCAGAAACTTCGCGTTCCAGTTAACAGTTTTCAATTCGGTGAGGTAAGTGGTTCGCTTCTTATGCGTACTGATAGTCCTGTTTACGCTTCTTCGGCTCAAAGTTTACAGAATATGATCGTTATGTCTGAGGGCAGCGTTAAGAAACGCGATGGCCTCAAGCATATCTACAGTTATTCTGATATAACTTATGATGCTAGCAATCCAAACAAGTCGCATTTGTTCCGATTTATGTTCTCTGATGACGAGCAGTACATTATTTCAGTAGAGCATCAGAAGGTGCGTTGCTTTCATTTAGAGCTCAACGGCAACACCACGCTAGTCTCTACTCTGACAACGGACACGAGCTCAAACGCTCTTCCGTTTGATAAGGATTATTTAATTCAGTACACGTTCGCGCAGTACGGCGACGTGATGTTTATCTGTCACCCGCTGTTTATGCCGCGAATGATAACCCGCACGAGCCTTACTTCCTTCGAGGTCTCTTCGTTTACCTTTGATGAGCGCCTAGATAGCTCTGCTGTGTTCCAGCCTTACACTTCGTTCCAGCCGCATGGTGCTACATTAGACCCGAGTGCGACTAGCGGTAACGGCGTAACGCTTACAACGAGTGCAGCGTATTGGGTTGCTGGTCACGTCGGTACTATCGTGCGTTACCATGAATCAGAGATTGAAATCACATCAGTCACGAGCTCAACGGTTGCCGTTGGTAACGTAGTGGATGAGCTCAAGATCAGGCTCGAGGTTCTTAACCCATTCAGAACTGCTAGCGGAAGCACTACTGTAGAAGTAACGCAGTTAGATCACGGCTACGCTGGTGGTGAATCACTTGTTATCTCAGACGCTTCTGCAACTGGTGGTATAAACACGGGTGCTCTTAATGGAACTAGAACTGTTTCTGGGATTGTAGACGAGAACACTTGGACGTTTGCGGCTGGAGGTTCTGCGAATTCATCTGAGGATGGCGGTGGATACGTTAAGCTCGTTACGCACTCAGCTACAACGCACTGGTCTGAGCAGGCTTTCTCTGCTGTTCGCGGCTACCCTGCTGCCGTTGCCTTCCATGAGAACAGATTAGTTTACGGCGGTACTATTGCCCAGCCTGATGCTTTGTGGCTCAGCCAGATCGGATCGTTCTTTAACTTTGATGTTGGGGATGCAGCAGACACTGACTCAATCAATCTCGTTGCAGCGACTGGTACAGTAAACGAAATCAGGTACATGATCTCAAACAGAGACCTGCAAATCTTCGGTGCTTCTGGTGAGCTCTACATCCCGACGTTCCTTAACCAAGCGATTACGCCTACGAACGCGCAGATCAGGCTGCAAACGCCTTACGGTTGTGAGTTCAACCAGCCAGTTTCTGTAGATGGCGCTACGCTGTTCACTCAGAACGGCGGTAATGTTATTCGTGAGTACCTGTATACAGACGGCGAGGATGCTTACACAGCAACTGCTGTTTCTACGATTGCCTCGCATTTAATCCACAGCCCAAAGTACATGACGGTTGCTCACGGTGCGTTTCAAACCGCAGAATCGTTTGCGTTCATAACGAACGGCTCAGGTGACATCGCTCTGTTTAACTCGAACCGTTCTGAGCGCCGTGCATCTTGGACGCGACTAAGCACAGCAGGTAGGTTTGATTCTGTCTGCGCAAGTCATGATCGAATCTTTGCAAACATTTACGATGAAAGCGGGGACCTGCACTTCTGTGAGTTCAAGGGTAATATCGGCTTGGATCGCTACATCACGGCTACAGGCAGTGCATCTGGCGAGGTAACTGTTAGCTCTGCCTTCGCAAACGGCGAGACAGTCTCTGTGCTCAGCTCTGATGGCGCTTACTACCTCGGAGCATACGTAGTGGCCGCAGGCAAGATAACGGTCACTGGCGGCTCTGCTGTTGAGTACCACGTTGGGACTGCGTTCATCGCTGACATCATCACGAATCCGATAGACGCAACTACTGGCAATGGACCTGCTACTGGTAACGTCAGAGGAATTAGTTCAGCCATTCTAGACCTCAAGGATACTGGATCAGTGAAGGTGAATGGATACAGCAAATCAATCACAGGGACGATCTCTGGCAAGCACGAGTTCCGTACTCTCGGTTACAGCAGAGACCCGCAGGTAAAAGTAGAACAAGGTGAGCCGTTACCAATGCAAGTTAATGGCCTTATTGCGGAGTTAATTATCTAATGTTTGATCCGATCACACTCGGCATAATGGCTGTAAGCACTGGCTTGCAGATAAAAGGGCAACTCGACGCTGGTAAGTCTAGCGAAGAGCAGTCAAAGCTAAATGCCTTTAGAATGGAAACTGAGACCAAGCTCGGAAAGGTGCAGGCTTCTCAGGAAGCTATGGCCCGTCGGGAAGAATACGACATTGCTTCCAAGTCTAACTACGCGCAGTTCGCTGCGTCTGGTCGTGACATAGGTTCAGACATGAGTGTCAAAGCCTTTATGGATAAACAAAAAGAAACTCTGGGCGAAGACATCCGACGCGGTGATGTGCAGGCGCAACTCGAGCGCAACCGTGGAGCTGAGGCTGCTGGTGCAGAACGCGCATCTGGTAGAAATGCTAGACGTACTTCACTGATTAACGCAGCAAGCACAGCCGTCGGTGGTGGCCTAGATATATACAAAACAAGATAAGGACGGGACAACCAAATGGCTGTGATTAGACAAAAGACCCAGATGTTCAACCAGCGAATCGGCGTTGTACGTGCGAGTACGGGTGGTGAACAAGTAGGTCAGGCCATTAGTCGTTTTGCTGGTGACATCCAGCAACGTACTTTTGAGGTTGCAGCGGAAGACGCTCAGCAACGAGGTATTGATACAGCTAAGGCTATTGAAGAAAAGAACCTCCACACCTTTAACCCTGAGACTGGTAAGCCAGAAGCATTTGTCGCTCCAAAAGGTATGGGTCGCATTGCCTCGCAAGCATATCAGCAGATAGTAGACGCTCGTTTCGAGGAATCTATGCAGTCTGAGTTGCGCAACAAAGCTCAAGAAATTGCTGTAAAGTTCCCTTACGATGCAGACGGCTACGAAAACGTGATGTCGAAATACATCGAGTCAATGCACCTCAACGCTACGGGTAAGTACAAAGAGTTCATAGTTGAATCAGGCTCTGACTTCCTTGCTCAAACAAAAACAAACATACAAGCCAAGGCTACTGCAAAAGCACGAGCTGACTTAGCCGATTCCCTTGTCTCTAGTTTGACTAAAGGAAACGATAGCGCCCGATCTCTTGCGGCTGCTGGTGGTTTCATTACTAGTGAAGGCGAGCTCTCTTCTGAGTCTGATGATGCAATCGCACAATCTGTTAGCAGCGCTCAAAACGGTGTGAACTCAAGCCTTTTGAAACGCGGGGCTGATCAAAGCACACTC